TCCTGTCCGATTCTCACCAGCTCGCCATTCCCCGCCGGCGCTGCGTCACATCCACAGCCATTCCCAAACCTGACCATGCGTGTGTGCATCCGTGCGTTCGTGGTCACGGCATCACCTTTGCCTTTATCGCATCCAAATCCACTTTGCCATTGAGATATTCAAAGAGGCGTTTAGTTTGGGCGTCCCGTGCGGCGTCCCATGCGGCGGCCCGTGCGGCGTCCCGTGCGGCAGCCCGTGCGGCGTCCCATGCGGCGGCCCGTGCGGCGTCCCATGTGGCGGCCCGTGCGGCGTACCATGCGGCGTCCCGTGCGGCAGCCCGTGCGGCGTCCCGTGCGGCAGCCCGTGCGGCGTCCCATGCGGCGTTCAACTCATCCTTCGACGCCAGCCCAAACGCAAATCGCCTTGAAACGAGAATAGCTTTAACGCTGCGTTCATTCTTCGCTAAGTGTCCAACCGCCTCCGCACAATCACACGCAAACAACCGTGCCGTCTGTTCGTTCCAACCCTCAACCCGCCGCACTAATCGCGCCTGCTCTACCACACCCTTGTCATCCTGCCAAACTTTCAGCCCCCGCACCTCGACTTCGAAGATCGCCGGCCCTAGCCATTCCACAAGCATCTCCGGCTTGAGCACATGATACCCGCGCGCACACGGGCTAATGTCCTTAATCCTCGGCATCCACTTCCCCGGCCTACCCCCCTTTGGCAGATGCCAACTCCCCTTCCCACCCCAAAACGGACTCCCATCCTCGTTCAGCACTTTATAGAGCACAATCGGCCTCCTTTCGATTTCGTCGCCCACTCACGTTGAGTCATGCTCGTCTACCTCCAGAGCCAGAGTGCAAATCTCACCGCTTGAAACACCGTCCAATGATGCTGCTGCCTCAACACCCGATACCAGTCCAGAATGCTCATGTGGATCATGGAGTCACCTCAAATCCTCAGAGATTGGACTGCCGGCGCCGTGCTCTTGTGCGACAGTCGAGTGCTGCGTCACCTCTCCCGTGGCTTTGGCGATCACCTTACTCGCCACCGCGTCCGCGAGCATAAGCGAATAGTGTTTCTTGACATCAAACTTCACGGCGTTGCGGATTTCCTTCTGTAGCGACAACAGCGCCTCCAAAAGCTCCGGCGCCGCCGCGATGAGGCGGGCGTTAGCCCTCAGCTCGTCGCATCGCTCCTTGCTTGCCAGAGGTTCCCACACAAGGTAAGCAATGGGCCAATCGTCGCCTTCATCTCCCGCAAGCAATGAGGATAGTATTTCTGTGTGGCCCAATTCTTCGCCCTCTTCGATTGCCGTGCGGGCATCTCCACACGTCCACGGCGTTTCGTCGTCTTGCAACTTCCACGGCCCCGGCGTCGGCTTACCTACCGTGTGCTCTGAGTCCTGCTTTGATTGCGTTTGCATGACGTTCTCCTCTCGAAGTTCGACCGTGACGTTCCCGGTCGTCTGCATTGTCTTGACGTGTTCCCCATTCCAGATTCCACCAATGGTTGTTTTCCTTGTTGCCGTCTATGTGCCTGATTTCGTGCTGCGGTGACGGCCTCCGCGTTTGTAGAAATAAGCACGCTACAATTTTGTAAACAGCAAAGTGACGGCGCTTTCCGGCTACGCTAAGGCGCACGGACGGATAGCCATCATCATTCAGGATTGGAGTAACCTGCCTGCGACCGTAACCGCGCCAATTATAGCGGGAGAATATCCGTCCATCGTTCATGGCTTCGTAGTGTGGCGCAAATGGAATGGGCAAACAGTGACACCAACAAGAGCAAGTTAGATCACACGTTTCCGTATGTCTGCTGGGCCCACACTCCGGCGTGTGCTCCGCGCGTACGTGCGTCATGGTCGTACTCCCTTCATCCTGTCGTACTGCAACTGTGACATCTCGACACCCTTTGCAATGCATCGTTCTTTGTGCGCGACTAACTCGCGCTCTTTAGCATTAGTGACATGCTTCAACGTAGTGCCTGGCTTCATCCCCGACAGCGGCCCAGACGTGCCGATGCACGGCGACACCCGCCCGCAATACTGCCAAAGCGTAACTGTTTCGTCCGGGTGAATCTCCAACACTTCAGGAATGCCGCTGTAGTGCGCTGGATTGCTCGCTACAATCCAACGTGAGCCGCTTGCGCCTACATAAGCATTGGTATAGTCAATGGTGCGTGCCTGCATCCCTTGTTTCGTGGTCACGGCATCACCCTCACCATCTAACTTGTTGGTACGCATATTCCCTCTCTTCCCCAGTCGTTTGCGTAACCGCCAGGAAACACAATCTTGAGCACGCATCCGCGCGGATCTCCGCCGGTAATGACCTTACCCCCGATAGCCTCGGCCACTTCCGCGGCCCGTGCTTCAATCCGCGCCTGTTTCTTCTCAGCCCACTCGGTACGCTTCTCGTCCCATTCACCGTTAAAAGTCTGGTACCCGTTGCACAGTTCCTCCGCGAGCCGATGCAGCGTCGCGCTGTATCGCATGAGCAACTCAGCTTGACGCTGGATAAACATCGGCGGATCGCCTGCCTGCCACTTGTGCGGCGAGTGCTCATAGAGAATCGCTATAAACCCATGGCGTTCTTTGCGGCTCATGGCTCACGCCCTTATCCAATACGTTTCATCGCCAAACTCAACGGACACATAGTCCTGTTTTAGTTCGTCCGCGGCCTTTTCCCAGTCGATACAACGATTCGGCCACTGGTCAGACTTCTGAATCATGCCGCAGTCCTCGGCCAGTTGCTGTGCGTAATCTTGGAAGTAACTGTCTCGAATGAGAGCCTCGCCGTACTTCCAGTCAGGCGAGCCGCTCGCATCCTCAGCAAGCGAGGTCAACTGTTTCAGTTCCGTGTATTCATCCTCCTGGAAGTCAACGGACGTATAAATCTCCGTCCCGTCTTCCATTGTTTCCTTGTTGCCGTCCTGTGCCTCTTGAGCGTCATCGCGTAGGCTTTCCAACTCTGCAATCCGCGCGATTACATCTCGGCTGTCAATTATATCCATTCCGTTGTGCATTTCTCGTCCTACTTTTCGCATAACTCCTCCGTGTTTAACGTCCTGACTGGACGGCGCCACCCTTCCGCGCGGATAGCTGCGCCCCTCCCACACAACGTTGACGTTACGCTCACAGCAACCGATAATGCGCCGCAACCGTGTGCAACGGTCCTGGATCCGAGATAATTACTTCGGTATACCCATTCCCCGCCGGGGAATACGCTTCGACAATCTGTCCAGGATTAAAGTCAAGGCGCGACACTTTGCCGTCCGGCTTTTCCATGTCATACCCATAACTCCGATGCGTCTTGACTACACGCGCTTGTGGCGCCGCCATTGGTACGTAACAGCCGATTAGTTCCAGTTTGCGGCCTACATAAAACAGAGTTTTCAGCTCCCGTTTCGAGATAACTTGCGTACTGCCCATGTCTCCTCCTCCCGCGCAATTCCCGGTTGCGCGTTACCGTGCCCAGTACACTTGCCCTTGATAGTTGAGACTCCCTGAAAACTCGCTCGGCGCAAGTACGCCATCCTGTCCCATGAATCGGTAGTAATAATCGTCGCGCCGTGCCCGAGCAAACAGTTTGTTAACCGCCTCTTGCTCATCATTCGCCGCAACATGCGCCACTACTTCGCGGACCTCACCAGTAGCGCTATTCAACACTTGTGCCGTGATGCGTACCTTGTCCATCTTCACTTCTCCTTTCTCGCGTCCTTACAGCGAATGCCGATACCGCAACAATCGCTTGTAGACTGCCCGTTGTTCCTCAGACTCAAACCTATTCGATTGAATGGACAATCCCGGCCGATATCCGGCAATCGCTAACCTAGACAGAATGCGATATCCGCGCGAACACTGGCCGGAATGCCACCGTGAACACAACAGATACAATGCGCCATACAAATCGAAGCGATTCACCTTGCACCGTCCTTTCTCGCGGCCCCATCACGTACAATCGCTACCAAACTCGCAAACCTAGGACTCGATTGCACAACTCCATTTTCCAAAAACCTCACGCGCTTTCTCATCCATCGAATCGTCGCGTCGCGTTCCACTAGCAATCTAAACCAGTCAGAATCCGTCCGCACAGGCAGCAATAGAACGCACAACTCCGCAACGAACGCGCGTCTTACAAAAGTCTCAATATCACTGTACGGCGGATTGCAGAACACACGTTCTCCATTCCACGCTACCGGCGCATCGGCCGCATTGAACTTCTTGCACAACGCATTCCCACTAGTTGCCGCGCCGTCAAGCGTAAACGCAAACTCATGGTCCAGCGCGTCAAACAACCAAGCCGGCGTCTCCCACTCATCCGATTGCCGCGTCGCGGCGTTGAATCCGCTATTCGGCATATCCTGCTCTCGCGCCGTCAAACTTCGCCAACTCCGGCCATTCTTCGCATAATCCTTGCCAAGCATCCGCATCGGCCAGCTCGTTTACCTTGTCCTCGCCTAGCGCATCCTCGTCCAGCTCATTCGCGGCCAGCTCAAACAACTGCCCGTACCGCGCGTCTTGCTCAACCGTCAATATCGCTAGGTTATCCATATCGTTCACCCTCGCAACCGTGCCGCCCTAATCGCAGCCGCACGTTCTCTTGCTGCACGTTGCGCCGATAATCGTTGAGTGTGGGTCATACAACTGCCCACACTTCATGCAATCGGCCGCGCGACGCGGAGTACAACGTTAGATTACCGTGGTCATTGACGTGGAGTACTTCGCCAGTGTAGCCTCGCGGTACTTCGGACGTGTCATTTACCTTGAGACCATCGAAATCCTCAGTAATGGTCTCAGACAGCCACCATCCAAAATCCGCACCATCGCCAGGATGCGCGCCGAAGTAGAAATAAGGCAGGGAATGATTGTCAAGGATGGTCCGCAATTCCTCCACATCCTCTTCAATCGGAGTGTCAAACTCGCCTTGATAATCCATCTTGGAAATGAGAGAAACCGTCTTGCGTTCGTCTTTAGTCAGACGCAAGTGTTTTGCTTCCCATAGGAACGATTCGAGCAGATCTTCACTACGAAGTGTTCCCGTACTGATTGAACCAATGCCACCGTACCAGTTCCGTTTCATTACATCCTCCCGTTTATTACGCTCTGAGTCCGAGCGGACTATCTATCAACAATCGAATCCTATCAAAACCCCTTGTGTCTGTCAAGGAAAATTAATCAAGATACCATGACATAATCCGCTTTCTCAACATTCCAGACAACTAATTGCGTCAAGGCACACTCAAACGTCTCCCAAAGATAATCCTTAATGTCGTTTCGATTGCGTCCAGATACTCGGATATTTAGGCCATTGAAAGACGGCGTGACCACAATCGTATGCTCTGTCCATCCATCATAGAATCCACCATCATTCATATGATGATAGGAGCCGAAGAATACCAGTTTTTCTGCGTGAGACTCAGACAAATCAATTTTCGTGCCGCAATCCCATCCATTACCAGACGGCATAAACTCCTGCACCATTCTGTTGATTCTCTCTGTCCAGACAGGCGCGTACTCTTTCTGAGACTCATTTGCGTGTTCAGACAAACACCCAAGTCTCGCCTGTACCGCGCTTGCAATTTCTTGATATAGATGCTTCGGAGTAGGTGTCCAATTTCCCATGATATCCTCCCGCTGTGACGGTAGCGTGCCGATGTGTACTGCCTACACTCGCAGTCTCGCATAATCGCCAGAGCTTGTCAAGGAAAATCTTCCCTGACACTAAAAATATCTATTCGAGTTTGGCACCCAACGTGCAAGTGCCGGCGCTAACTAGTCTGAAGACTCACACAGGTTAGCGGTCGGAGTGACAAAAAGTGTCACATTCACATTTCCCTTAACATTCTTTGACGGTTGATTGAATATCAGGCGAGTTCGACGCGCATCGGCCGCACCTGACGCCGGCGGCCGCATCCTCCACTAAGTCTAATAGATGCAGCGAATCCAAGTTAACATAATATCCCTTATCGGACGCGTACGTTTCGCCGCACTTTCGCCTAGCTCGTATCCATCGCCCCTCACCCTTCCCCTCGGCAGGAAGCAAGGGGTAGGTATGACGCCCACCGGGGGTGATCCCGGATCAGTCTCCATCCACAATTTTTTCAACAATTTAGGCATTTTCTCTGGCGGGAGGCAAACAGTAGACAAAATGTGTCACATCTGAGTTAAGTCGAATGTATTGTGTGAGATGGAGGTGACATTTTTTGTCACTTTGGCTGGCATCAGGTAAAGTTGGTGCGTTTGAGGGTACCATTCTTAATGCCACGCGCGGTAGTACCTGTGGATGAAGTGGACCAGGCACCAGACGAAGAAGGTGATCGGGATGGGGGCGGGGATCCGACGCACGGCGAAGGCGGTGAGGGTCGGGACGATTGGGTTGTGAAGGTAGTAAGCGATGATGTCATAGCCGAGGAGGATTCCGAGTCCGGCGCACCAGATGAAGGCTGGGAGGCGGTCGCCGGGAGTCATGGATTTAATTTACACTTGAGTTGAGTGGCTCGCAACTCACAGCGGATTGCGCCCCCGCTCCGAAAAGTTGTACGCTTGTCGAGTGAAGCTGAATCCGCGCATTCCACTTTCGGATACCTTCCAAGCACGCATCGCGGCGCAGTCGATATTGCGAAATGGCTTCGACCCCAAGCGCACCGTCGCTGAACTCCGCCCGGGTCACGCAAGCTACAACGTCTTCTTCTCGAAACTAATGGACGAGCCTGCTGTCCGCTACCAACTGGAGAGAATTATGAATCGCACTGACCGTAATGCAGAGAAGTTCCTCAAGATGAACTGGGAACTTTTCGAGAAGCTGCATGAGACGGTGATGTCCGGCGGGAAGCCTGAACGGGAGCTTCTTGACGCAGGACTGAATGCGAATCGAATTCTTGCAAAGGGGTATGTGAGCGAGAAGAAGTCCGACGCCCCCGAGAAGCCAATGCGTATCGACGGACTTGGGGACATCTCCACTCTCGTTGAAACCAAGCCGGAGAAGGTTCAATGAATCGAATGTCCGTCAAGTCGTCCAACATTCGCACCATCGGCTTCGATCCGAAGTCCAATACCCTCGAAGTCGAATTCCACAAAGGCTCCATCCTTCAATATCCAAATGTCACCAACGATGAATTCCGCCAGCTTCTCGGCGCGAAGTCCATCGGCTCTCATTTCTACAATAACTTCTCATTCCGTCCATCGAGGAAGCCATGATTTCTCCACTAGGCCGCGGCAATCTTGGAATCCCGCCGCTTTCATCTCCACGCTCTATGATTGGCCCCGACGGCGCACGCCCCGTCAGTCAGATGACCGCGATGCAACCGTTGACTGAGACACCTTTCTCGCCTCGCCCATTCAGTCAACTCGGTCTACCGTCTGCTGGCGGCGGCCTCTTCCGTCGTCCATCCCTCTTCTAATGCCGCGTCACGACGACCTCGTCCAAGAACGCATCGAGCGCCTTCTTCCATCCCAAAAGTACTGGATGACCGCGCCTGAGACCGAGCGCGTCCTGATGGGTGGCTGGCGCGCGGGTAAGACGCGCATCGGGTGCCTCACCACACTTCTCTGTAGCTATCTCATTCCCAACAATCTCTGGTTCATCGGCCGCGCCTCGGGCAAAGACCTCCACTCAACAACCATCCAAACCTTCTTCGACGAAGTCTGTCCATCCGAGATGATTGTCGGCAAGCCGAAGAAAATCGGCCAGCAGGGACTCGAAGTCGTCCTCCGCACAAAGTATGAAGGCCACACGTCCAAGGTGTACTTCGACTACATCATGGACAAGCAGACGAATCGGAGTCACCTTGCGGGCGGCAACTGGGGCGGCTTCCTTGTTGACCAAGTCGAGGAAATCAACCGCGCCGCGTGGCACAAGCTACTCGGGCGCCTCTCTCGCACCTACTTCCATCCCGAGAAAAAGAAAGTCCTTGCCGTCAAGACACACGCCCTCGGCGTCGGGAACCAGATGGGACACGACCAGTTCTTCGAGGACTTCTTCCAAGGCGGCGACTACAAGTTCGACCTCCTTCGAGAGCCAAAGGTATTCTACAAAGCAATCCATCGCGGCCATCGCCTCGGCGTCATCGTTCGCTCCGAAGAGAACCGGATGTCCAACGGCGGCTTCGTCCCGGATGAATACTTCGACCAGCTCCGGAAGTCCATGCCTCCCGAGTGGGTCGCGCGCTACCTCGACGGCAGCTTCGATGACTTCAGCGGCAAGATATACAGCGACTACAACATCGACTCCGTCCACAACATCGAACCCTTTCCAATCCCTTCCCACTGGCCTTGGTACTGCTCGATCGACCCCGGCGGCTCATCCCCGTGGGGCATCGGCGTCTATCGCATCGACGAAGAGGGGAATAAGATCAAGACCGACGACGCCGCTGAGATTTATAAGCAGCTCAACCTGAATCCCAACAAGGCGATTCGGTGGATTAAAGACCATCTTCCAGTTGAGGAGACACGTTTCCTCATCGACTATCAGAATAAAGCTGTGATGATTCAGCTTCAGGATGAAGGCATCCACTGCGAGCCGGCCTCGAAGGATGTCTTCGCGGGACTCATGCGCGCGAAGTCTGAGTTCTTTGTCAATCCGGAGCGATTGCTGCCTGTCTGGTACGAACGCACGCAGCCTCGGACGCGATACGAACGCTTCAAGGACAAGGGGGCGCCGTCTTTCTACGTCTTCAACACCTGCAAGGGCTCTGCAAAAGAGTACGACAACTACATGTGGGATCCCGCGCGCCCCAACGAGCCGAAGAACAATCAATCCGACCACTACTGCGACGAGACGCGCTACTTCATGGTCTCCAGTCCCCAGCCCGCGATTCCTGCCGTCGAAGACCCCTTCCTCGTCTTCCGCCGCTCCGACCCCACCTCTGCCGAACACGCCGACAAGGTCGCGCGTGAGTTGCAGCGCCTTCGCAATAAAGAGCATTATGATGAGGTAAGGCACGCCGACCCGATGGATGGAGGCACCTCCAGTTATGAAGAACGTGAATTCATAAGGGACTACTGCTAATGCGACTCCCCTTCGTCTCCCGCCGCTACGCCGAGTTTCTTGAAGAGACGCTGAAGCGCGTCATCGCCGAGCGCGACGAGCAGCAGCGGCGCGCGGACATCGCTCTCGACCAACTCGCAGCCTCTCGCGGCTTCGAACCCTCTACTCCCAGCGTCCGCGCTGAAGTCCTCGCATCCAAGGAAATCGAACGTTACCTCGTCGAGCAATTTGAAGACCCCGAAGCCTCCGGCATGATTGAAGAAATTGCAAAGGCCGTCGAAGGCGAACCTCAGAAAGCTAACTGATGTCTACTCTCTTCTCCGGACTTGGTTCGACAGCACAGACTGGCGTCCAGCAGCAGGATGATGCGTCTCCGTCCGCTCAACAGCCGCCGCTGAATCCCCAGAAAGACGCCCCTCCGAATCCCTACGACATCGCCGACCCGAAGGCTGTCGAAAAAATCAAGGGTCGCATCAGCAAGAATTTCAAGAAGGCGAATAATCGTCGCTATTCATACGAGCTACTGTGGCTCAGAAACATCTTCTTCTTCCTTGGCATCCAGTGGGTCAGGATTGACTGGCGCTCGAAGGAGATTCGTAACCTGATGCTGCCGGCCGACTGGCCGCGGTCGATCACGAATACATTTGCGAAAGTTAATAGTGACCTGATGTCCAGCATCATCCAAGGGGAAATCCCCTTGAGTCCGATGCCGGAGACGGATGCCGCTGTCGATGTCGGAACAGCTGAAGTCGCCGAGCGCATCCGGGAGGTCATCGACGAAGAAATCTGCACTCGCTCGCTGAAGCGCGACCTCGGCTTCTGGCTGACGCTCACCGGGAACACCTTTCTCGACTGGTATTACGACTACGACCCGAAGCATGGGTCGAAGGAGATTCCTCAATTTCAGTGCACTCAATGCGGCGACCTGACTGTCAATAACACGAAGCCTTGTGCAGCTTGTGGCGGCCCACCCGCGCCCCCGCCGCCGCAGCTTGATGCAACCGGCGTGCCAATTCCGCCTCCACCCGCGCAGCCGCCATTCGCCCCCGCAGGCACGACTCAACTCCCCATCGGCAAGCTCTGTGCGGATGTCCTGAGTCCCTATGAAATCTACTGGGACAACACAGTCCGCCTTGGCATCGGCAGACACCGCTGGTACATGCGCCCCCATCGCTACAGCGCCGAGGAAGCCAAAGCTCACTGGCCTGACTTCGCAGCTAAAATCAGCGACTCGATGCCCGAGCCGATGAAGATGACTCGGAACTATCTCGTCGCAATCGCCTACGCAGGCAGCTACCTCACTGGTCTCACCGGCATCGGTGATGTCACAAGTGACGGTCGCGACCAACTCACCGCCTGGGTCTACCAGGAACTCCCCTGTGACGACTACCCAGAAGGCATCCGCGCGGTGCAGATGGGGAATGAAATCCTCGAACTCGGCCCTCTTCCGAATGAATACGGCGCCGGTCAGTCCGCAGGCCAGAAGTACCTGCCCTTGACCCACTTCTACATGGAAGCCAGCGGCGGAGCCTGGGGCAAGCCGCGTGCAAATGACCTTGCCTCCATCCAAGCCCGCCGGAACATCATCGCTTCCAACATGCAGAAGACCTTCCAACGCACCGGGAGTCCGAAGCTGCTCAACCCCATCGGCAGCGGCATCAAGAGCGTCACTGGCGAGTCCGGCCAGATCCTCAACTACAAGCCCATCACCTTCGGCGGCACAAGCGTCGCGAAGCCTGAGTACCTTGAAGCTGCTCTCGGCAGCGTCCAAGCCTCTGACCTCGCCATCCAACGCTGCGACTCTGAGATGGAGACGATTGCAGGCACCCACTTCGTCACCGGCGCAGACGTGCCATCCGGCGTCACCGCCGCATCCGCCCTCGCCTTCCTCGGCGAGAAAGCCAACCAGTCCATCGCACCCATAAAAGAAATCTGGGTCGAAGGCTGGCGCCAAGGCTACGGCATCGGCATCGAACTCGCACGTCAACACTGGACCGACCAGCGCATCCTCGCCTTCCTCGGTCCCAACAAAGAATGGCAATTCCTGAAATTCAAGGCCGCGGATCTCAAAGGTGCCGTCCGCTACCGCATCAACTACGACGCGATGTTCCCGAAGTCGCAGGCAACAGAGCGCGCGAATATCGTCGCCCTCGCGCAGATCGGCGCCATCATGCCCGGTGGCGACCCGGAGCAGGACTACGCGGTGCTGGAGAAATTCGGCGCGACCGATTTACGGCAGTCGATGGACCGCGCGAGGCAGCAGGCGATGCGAGAGTGGGACCTTTTCATCAATCAGAATCAGCAGCCGATTCTGCTGCCAATTGTGCAGGATTCTGCAATCCACTTGCTCCAACACAAAATCGACGCTCAGTCCCAAGAATTTGAGAACCTGCTGCGAACGAATAAAGAGCAAGCCGACCTTTGGATCGCTCATATACAGGCGACCGCTCAAGACCTCATGGCCGCGTCGATGCCGCTCCTTCCCGGTGGCCCCCCATCTCCAACTGCCCCAGGCGGTCACGCGGGCTCGAAGGTAGCGGGCTCTCAACACGGCTCTCAGAGCGGCCCCGCCGCAGGCAACCTCGGCGGGCCTCCAGCTCCAATCCGCAAAGGCGAAGCTGCCGCAGGCGGTCCCGGCGCGCCATCTCCAACCGCCGCACCCATCGGATGAGTTGCGCCCTAGACGAATGATTGAATACACTTAGACGAATATGCCCGCGTTCCTCGAAAAGAAACTGGAAGCTGAGTATGGCAAGAAGAATCCTCGCGTGTACGCGACGATGAACAAGCTCGGCTACATGCATGGGAATCAAGAGACCGCTGCTGGTGCCGCCGCCCAGCGCAAGCACGATAAAAAGTTCAGCAAGCTCGGGAGCAAATAGATGCCAGCATACGCAGCCGTAGTTCCCACTCAATCTTCCGCAAAAGGCGTCGCCTTCCAGGTCTGGAACGCCGAGACGCCGACTCCTGGCACAGGCACAACTGCCGCGTCGCAGCAACTCGCGCTGCCGCACACGCCAAATGTCGCCGCGACTCCATTTAGCGTCGATGCGAAATTCAGCGGCGCTCCTGGTGCATTCGAAGTGGACGTTCAAGTCGCCGCAGTTGACTCCGATGCGAACTATCAAACCGTCTCAAACGGCAACATTACGACCGTAGACTCCACCAACAACGGCTTCCACTTCGACGCCACATTTGTCAACGCCAACTTCGTCCGGCTCCTGATGCGAACTCGCACCAACAGCGTCTCAATCACCGCTTATATTACAGGTGGGTAGAATGAAGAGAATTCTTCTGGCAGTATTGCTGTCTCTCATCGGCACCCTTGCGTTCGCGCAGACGCCGCCGGGAGGGTATGGTCCGACGGTTGGCGGCTCAGGCGGGGGGACTACATTCTCATCCACACCGGGCACGCCGGGATTGACCGCCATTCCAGTTTCCAATGGCCTCATAGCTGAATATCGAATGCTTCCGACTGAGACCTGTGGGGCATTGGTTGATTATTCAGGCAGTGGAAACAACGCCACCGCAACTGAGGGAACGGCCCCAACCATCATCTCTGGTTCTGGCGGGTGTAACTTCACGGGGAACGGCGCAATTCAACTTCCAGCGGCTCTTAACAGCGCAGTGACCGTCCTGATGTACGTCAATGCCCACCCGCCGTTCAATGCCTTCGAAGCCTATTTACAAGGCAATGGAGGAGGTACCTCTACTCATTCATTCGGCATCTTTTCGGCTCTCAGCACGGGAGGAGCCTCATCTTGCACCATGTCCGTCCCAGGAGTAGAGGGAACCTTCCTCATTGGGAACGGCGTTATCGGTCGATGCAGTGCTGGAGGGATGAACGGCATCGGCTCTGTTGGATTTATCTGCAACTCCGGAGGCTCCGACCAGGTTGTATTCAATGGAGTAGTGTCTACTGACGTAGACGCAAGCACGGGGAATAAATGCGGCCTTCAGACACAAGGATTTTACCTGCTCGGCGGCGGTGCCGTGAACGAAGGGTTCGGGGTGCAGTCGTACTTCACAGGCCAAATCTATTACGCTGTTTTCTACAACAGAATCCTGAGCGCCGCCGAATTACTGGCCGATCACAATTATATGGCGAGCGTGATGGCTTCACGGCAGGTACCTCCGCTACTTCGAGTTGCGGCATCAACCAACGACTCCGTGGTTTTCGACGGCGACTCAATCACCTCCTGCAAGGGCGTCTCAACCTGTTGGACTTCTCTCGTACAACTTAGCAACACAAACGGATTAACGTCCATCAACTCAAGCTCCGGTAGCCGCACAATGGCGGGTATTGTGAGCGGGAGTTTTGCCCGTGCTTATGAATATCTGCAGCCGACGGCCGCAAGAAATACTTTGCTTGAATGGGCTGGCACGAACGACGTTGCTGGTGGATCCACGGCAGCTCTGACTGCTTCCCTGAATTTCCAAGCGTGTAAGAACGCGCGAACGGCGGGTTTCAAGTGCGCCCTTACCTCGATGATTAGCCGAACGGGGCAGGACACCAATAAAGACAACCTGAATCCCCTCCTGCGAACCACCTGGAACACGTCCGCCGATTTCTTTATCGACATGGGCGGGACTACGCAGCTTGGCGCTGACAGCGCAAGCGCGAATACGACGTTCTTCCAGGTTGATGCTATCCATCCGACACAGAATGCCGTGGATAACGTAATCACGCCTATCGAACAGCTTGCTTACAATCGCTTTTATGGAAACCGCGATTTTACAACTGCGAAGACCTATTCTTCCGCCGCTGCAGCTGCCATCGCCACCACGGGAGCCACCGAAGCGACCAATACGGTGACAATCACCTTCGCGGGCAGCAATACCTGTCTGCCGGGAACGCTTTGTACCTGCACGGGGATTACCCCAACGGGATACAACCAGACCTACTTCGCCCTAAGCGGTTCCAACGCCACAACGTTAATAGGTTACAACCTCACAACGGGGCTAGGGGCGCAAACTATAGCGGGTTCTTGCTCATCCCCAGAACAGCAGGACGCGGACCAGCACGTTATCCTCAACTTTGGAGCAGGCAACTTCACGCTGCAAACATGCCAAGGATACACGGGTCAGCAAATCTTCATAAAGAACATCAATACTGTCGGTTCTACGCTGGTCGCATTTCCCGCGCAGACTGGCTCCAATACCCCCTGGAGCGCCGAGACATTTGATGGTGCCGCAACCCTAGCAATAGCACAAAACCAAGTCCGAATACTGGAATCTCAATTAGTGAGTCAGGCGGCGGGGGGATGTACTTGGAAAGTAATCCAATGAAACGCCCTCTCCTTCTCGCCCATGTCTAAAGCGACCTATCCTCCAGATCATCAAGCCGGAATGCGCGTCCCGCGCGGCGGGTCGATGTGTAAGAATTGCAAGTATCTGAAGGATGCTGACAAGCGCATCTGCGGCAGCGAATACTTCATCGCCTGGAACCACGGCTCGAATGTAATCCCGGGCCCAATCGACGAGTATTGCAGCGACTACTATGAACCCGCGAAGAAGCAGCCTGCATCCTCGGATGAATTCTCAAAACTAGGGAGAAAGTGAAATGGCGCGTCTAAGCTACCAAGCACGAAAGAGTCTCAACAGGAAGGAATTCGCCCTGCCGTCGAAGCGCGAAGGGGGAAAAGGTGGGTATCCGATTCCCGACAAGAGTCACGCGCGCAACGCGCTCTCCCGCGTCTCGCAGTTTGGTTCGTCTGAAGAGAAGTCTGAAGTGCGTTCGAAGGTGCATAAGAAATTTCCGGACATCGGGAAAAGCTGATGGGCTCCCTCACCGTCCAACCCTTCAATCCACGCGGCAATCTCGGCGCGAACTCTCAGAACCAGCAGGACGAGCAAGCTGCGTTCAAGAATCGCCGCAACCTATCCCGCGGCTATCGGCTCTACAAGGATGAGAAGCGACACGAAGCGTTCCAAAAGAGCAACCAGGGAGGCGGAGGCGGATTCGCGAATCTCGGGAGTGAAAAATACTAGTTTGGAGGCGGAGGAATGAAGCAGGAAACGAAGGCACTTTGGACGTTGTGTGTAGACAACTACGCGCCGGAAATCACCGCGTTGACTTTTCCAGCGATGGAGAAGTGGGCGCATAAGATTGGCGCGGAGTTCAAGGTTATCACGAAGCGCAAGTATCCGGATTTCCCACCGGTGTACGAAAAATTACAAATCCACCAGCTAGGTCGCGACTACGATTGGAACCTCTATCTCGACGCAGACGCAATTGTCAACCATATCGAGATGTTCGACCCCACTGACCATCTCTCAAAGAACGAAGTCCTCCACTGGGGCTCCGACATGGCCGGCAACCGCTGGCGCTACGACGAGTACTTCCGCCGCGACGCGCGCCACATCGGTAGCGGGAACTGGTTCACCGTCGCCTCTAACTGGTGCCTCGATCTCTGGCATCCGCTCGAAGACCTGACGCTGGAGCAAGCCTGCGAGAATATCTACCCCACTGTCCACGAGCAGCGGAATGGCATCAAGCCTTCCCATCTCATCGACGACTACACTCTCAGCCGCAACATCGCCCGCTACGGACTCAAGTTGTTCACATTTGTCGATTTGTTAAAGGCAGTCAAGCGCGAGGCGGAGGCACTTAACACGTATTTTTTTCATTCTCATTTACTTACGCGAGAACAAAAACACATTGCCGTTGAAGAGATTTTACTTCGAGACTGGAACCCAGATCCAAGTCCTTGGGATGCAGCCATGCAGCTTTTGAAGATGCGGGCTGTTCCCGAAGGTAAATTGGTCAGCACCGAATATGTGAAGTGGTTTCAGCCGACGCGGTTCTCTCGACAAGAAGACGGTAAGATATTTGTCGATGTTCCAGACGAAGAATCCAAAAAGGTTCTTACAGCACGGTACGCAAAGTTACTTGCTCATATGTTTCCCATGATGGATGTCGAGTACGAAACTCCAAGAAGGCTTGTGATTGCAAGATGAGACGCTGCTCAAAATGCAAAATTGAAAAGCCGATGGCTGAGTATCGCGGCCACAAACGTTGGTGTCGAAAGTGTAGAAGCAAATTACGAAAGGACGCCGACCCAGTTAAGCACATTGAGAGCTATGGATTTTCTCGCGCCGAAGCTGAGAAGATTCTAGTTCTTCGTAAAACGAAACCGTGTGCTATCTGTCAGCGAACGCCAGAGGAAAATGCGCGATTCGCTATCGACCACGACCACGCAACGGGTCAATTTAGGGATATTCTTTGTATTAACTGCAATAGTGGTCTAGGTATGTTTAAGGATGATGTAGGAATGCTGTACTCCGCAATCCGTTATTTGACTAAGCACAGACACAAAGTCGCCTGACTTGCGCCCGAATCCTCCAATCTGAGAGGATTGCCACAGATACCGCGGAGCATCCGCGCACACCCCGCTTCGATGCTAACAAGTGGCGGAAGGAAAAGCAATGATTTCTCTCAAAGAACTGAAGGATGACATCCTTACTCTCTCCGCGAAGGGTGCCCTCACCGCCGCGGACAACCTCGACGCGCAGCCTATTACTCTCGACGGCTTTATCACCGCTGTTCTTGTCCAATGCGGCGTAGTAGGCGTGGATGGCACAGGTTCTCCTACTCAGGACGTTCGAATTGACATCAAGCAGAACGGCACCTCGATCGTCGGAGCCACCAAGATCACCTTCACTCACACGGCCCTTGCTGTGACCCCTAACAGCTACGGCACTCTCGTCGGCCTTGCCCCCATTGCAGTCTCAAAAGGCGATGTTCTCAGTCTTCAATGCACCCAGATTCTCAACGGCACCTCTCCGACGCAGCCTCTTAATCTTTGCGCGTCCCTTCGCATCCAGCGCGCACGCGGCGGCGGAATCCCGTCGGCGATTATCACCGGCGCTTTGGAGTCGTAATCAAGTTTCGTTGCCCTACTGGCAGCGATGCAGTCAAATCAACGCCAACGAACTACTTTCGTTGACGGACTAGGTGATAGATGAACACAGAAAGCACAGGCATCTCCCCGGCTACTCCGGCGAACGATGCTCCGGCCCCCGCGCAGGCACCGGCGTCGCCTGCGCCATCGACCCCCTCGCCAACTTCGGGAGCTACTCCCTCGGAGCCATACCTTCGGGTTAATGACAGAACGGTTTATCAAAGCCGCGAAGACGCAATCAAAGGTTACGAAGAAGCTCAGAAACGAATCGCACAGCTCGCCACCTGGGAGAAACTCAACTCCGCCCCCGAAAAGGGTGGTCTCGGTTTCGTCAATCTCAAATCCCCGGAAGACGTAGCTACTCTACTTGATGAACTCATCGAACTGCGCTCGAAGGCGCAGGGTTCCACTGCAACCGGGGCTACTCCCACGGCTGCCGGCGGCTCCCAGCCCCAAGGCGCGGATCAACTCTCTCCGGAGTGGCAGCAATACATCAAAACCCTCCAGGAGAAAGCTGGCTTTGTCACTCGTGACCAGCTCAAGCAACTTGAGCAGCGTTTCGAGCAGATAGACCAGCACAACGCCTCCGAAGAGGAAGCCAAAGTCACCGCAGCGGTTGACCACGGCACCTCCCTCCTCGAAGCAGAGATGAAGTCAGTCGGGATGCCTGAAGACAAGGACCTCCTCGCCTCCGTCGGCGCAGCGATTGGTGGCACCATGAACCAATCCAGCTACGACGCGCATGGGAACCTCATCGAAGGCTCCGTCATCGACCGTTTCGTCAAAGGCTCAGAGGCCGTTCGTCGGGATATCATCAAATCAGAGTTCGCGAAGTGGCTGAAATTCGGCGAAACCTTTGCTACCGTCAAAAACGCCAACTATGCCGCGCAGAAGACATCTGCACAGGCAAACACACCTCGTCCGTTATCGCAGGGTAGCGCCCCAGCTCCCACTGCTCCGGCTCCCTCCGCGCGCCCAAACAAATGGGACCACAGCGACCTCAATCGCCGCGCCCGGGAAGCCATGCAGGAAGAGATGCGACGCATCGGCGCCGGATGAACCTAGGAGAACTAGATGTCCCTTACAACCTCGCTCTATTCGGCAGCCATGCGCTCCGTCTACGAGCCCAAAATCCGGGAGCAGGTGAACAATTCCAACATTGTCACCAAATTCCGGAAGCAGCACAAGGACGACGTACAGTGGCAAGGTAACGAAGTCGTTGTTCACCTCCACTCCGGTCGTAACTACTCCGGCGTCAAGTCCACCGGCGAATCCGGATTCCTCGGCGTCGCTGGCAACCAACAATACGCCAAGCTGTCCATCCCCATCCGCGACCTGAAAGCGCGCTTCGGCATCACTGCCGAGGTCATTAACGCTTCCGAGTCCGAGAAGGGCGCGGCGGCTCCGGCTATGACTCGGGAAATGGAAGGCGTCGGAAAGGATGTCGAGCGCCAACTGAACCGTCAACTCTTCGGTTTCGGTGCAGGCACCCTCGGCCTCGCGGCCTCCGGCACTGGCTCCGTCACTCAGACTGTCAACAGTCCCGGTGGCGTCGCTGGCACGACCAACCCGACCCGTTTCATCAAACCCAACATGTACGTCGCCTTCACGGCCACGGACGGCACCAACGTCCGCGTCCAACAGGTGTCCTCGGTCAACAACGCGAACAACAGCATCACGCTCGCGTCCACGCTGACCTCGAACACCGGCGACCTCATCTCCATCGGCACCGTCTCCGGCAGCACCAACGGCTCCAGCTTCAACAAGGAAATGATGGGGCTACTCGGGATTGTTGACCAGACGACCTATGTCAACAGCCCCTTCGGCGTCGATCGCAGCAACACCGCGAACTCCTTCTATTTCTCCTCGGTCTACACCAGCGCAGGCAGTCTCTCTGAAGACCTGCTCTATCGCTACGTGGACAACCAGGAAGAAATTTCTGGAGAACGGGTTGATTCCTTCTTCTCTCACTTCTCCATCCGCCGGGAATACCTGAAACTCTCCCAAGCCGACCGTCGTTATCAGGGTGCGGACCTCCGCAACCCGGACGCCGGTGCCGACTTCGGCGAGACGATGACCTTCGGCGGGATCCAATGGGCGATTGACAAGGATGCTCCCTATGGCACCCTCATCGGTGTCGTCTCGGACCATCTCTTCGTCATCTACCTCAACGAAGGCCAGTGGGAAGACTGGGCATCCGCAGGAGGCGCGTCTACCGTCCTCCGTCCTGTAGCCGATAAGACCGACTACGAGGCGGTGTGGTACATGATGCTGAATGCCTATGCCGACCGCGGGAATTGCCATTTCCGCTCGGACGGTATCAGCGCCACAGTCACCTCGGGCGTCTTCGCCGACTAGTAGTCCAACAACATTCCGGCAGGGGCGATTGGCTACTCCAGTCGCCCCGAGCCGCTCTCTCAGGAGGAGAAAAATGGCCGATAATCTTCGTCAGGCGTACATCAAGATCAACGAGAACGAACAGCTTCTTGAGAAGCTGCGCCGGTTCGAAAAGTCACGCGGGCTACTCCAGCGTCTTCGAAAAGACGACGTGGGGCGCGAATATCTCGAAGCCCAATACAACGGAAAAATTTACACCTTCTATCTCGGCGTCGAGCGCGTATTCCCGAGCGACATGGCGCACAGTTTTGTCCGCTCCAGCCGCGTTTCGCTCGATGAACCGTGCCAGGAGTGCTACGACAGCAAGACCAAACGCAGCCTCGGCCGCACCGCAGCGGGCAAGTGCCCGACCTGCAAGGGACTGAAGGTCATCCTCGTCCCAGAGGAAGCCTCCATCTTTGAAATCACCCGCGAATACGACCCGATGCTTGTCGATCCGGCTCAAGTAACCGCCTCAGTCAAGCCCGAAATCGCCGCCGTCGCCGAATGAGCGAGCCAAATACATTCGAAAGCACGCTGCGGCAGTTCGATGCCCAACTTCGTCTTCGTTGGGGAGGCATTACTAAGTGCTGGATTGTCGAACGCGAATGCAGCATCGAAAAAGACCTCCGAATGACGCTCCAGAGACGCGGGAAGCGCGCCCGGGGACTCCTCGCGAACGCCTCAATCCCCAAGAAGCGCCGCGATATTCTCGAAAAGGAGGCCGAAGAGGGCATCAGCGCCGTCAAAGGCCGCCGGATTATCATCTGGACGAACAATCTCGACAATCGCGTCTTCGATGCTCTCTGGATGAACGACCTCCAGCGCCACGGAGTCGATATTCTCGACTACGCTCTGGATCGCAAGCAGAAAGCTGCGGAAAAAAAGCGCCACGAGGAGTATTCAGAGACCGCTCGTGAGGTGGATGAAGTCGTCTGGTGGGCACGTGAGAAAAAGAGCGCCGAAGTTGAAGGAGGGAAGGCGATTGGCGTGATTTCGGACGCCTTCAAGCGTCCGTACTTCAAAAATCAGCCATACAGTCTGCCGCCGAAGCCGTTGCTGGATGCTTATAGCAGACCTGTCAGATAGAGGCCACCTTGTCCACAGTTTTGAGCGGCCAGGATATACTTGATCGCATCCAAGTCCGTCTCGGCGGCCTTGCAAACGCCTTCACTGTCGAGCAGCTTCTCTCATTCGCCGAGGATGGCACCCAGGAAGTCTGGGCGGTTCTTAAATCCTTCGGCGACGACTACTTTGGCGATAGTTCCCAAGACTCCGACTCGACTACCACCGACACCTTCTTCGCCGACCTCACCCCCGCCGCAAGAGAATACCCTCTACCCCCCGGATGCCGCGAAATTCGCGCCATTGAGTGCCTCACCGCGAATTTCGAGTTCGTCAAATTCCACCTGACTCGCTTCGAGAGCCCTGACTTCCAACGCTGGCGCCGCGCGTCCACGCAATCCGGCACGAATCGCGCTGGTGGCTTCTACCACTACTGCGTCTTCGGGAATAAATTTATGCTCGCGGAGTTTCCCGAGGCGGTTCTCAACGTCCGCCTCTGGTACATCAAGAGTCTCAACGTCCTCACGGTCGATACGACTCTCGATGACATCCTCTACCCTTTCAGCGGGAAGATTGTGGACTACGCGGTTCAGAAAGCGATGGTCTCTGCGAGGCAGCTTGAAATGACTGAAGAATGGGCGAAGCAGTGGCGTCAATCCGTCACGACTCTCGGTGAAAGCGCCGGCCCGCGCTCCAGCACCGGACCAATCTTCATAGACGACTACGAAGGGGTTTAGATGGCAAAGCATCGCCTATTTAATTCTCTAGGGGGAGCGCATAGCGCGGAGAAGCCAAAACAACGTTCATCCTTGAGTCCAAAAGAGACGACTGTCATCTATTTCTTTCGTCATGGTCAGACTCCATCAGACCGAGAGAATCGCTTCTGCGGGTGGAATAACGAGGATTTGACCCCAAAAGGAGTCGCTGATGTGCATTCTGCCGTTGATACCACGCTATCAAAGATAAAATTCGGCAGAATCTTCAGTGATGACCTGACGCGCACGATGCACACCGCGAAGCTAGTGCATCATTTGAGTCAAACTAAGGATGACATCATCGTTAACAATGGCGCTCGCACATGGGGTATTGGCTCGAAGCTCTCGGGGAAGCCTAAGAATGACGAGAATCTGAAGGAGAAGCAATACTATATTGAGAATCCCGATGAATTACCGAAGGGTGAGGATGCGGAGACGCTCAATGAATCCAGACGCCGCTGGCTTTCATTCCTTGCATACGTCATCGCAAACACGCCGCATGACATGCCCAGTTTAGTCTGTTGCCACTCCAACGGATTCAAAGTGACTTCAGACACTTACGGTAAAAAAGTTAAGGTTCACCCAAGCGGCGTGGCAAAGATGACGATTTCCAAAGACGGAGTCACATTTGACGTATTACGAGAAGGACCGGCTATCAAGGAATCGGATGTTCCATCCGCAAAGCCATTTTCTCATGTCGGCGGCAGCTGATGAATGACCCGGTCGAATTCACAAAGTACAACCTCGTCACTGGCGAGAATGACTTTACCTCTCCGGGCGCTCCGAATCCGCAGGACGCGCGGAAGCTGCAATCGCTCATTCCTTCCATCTCCGGCGAGATGGGCCGCGAGCGCCCCGTAGTCGTCACAGCGACCATCGGCGCAGGCTCATCTGACCCTGTTGTCGCCTTCTGGCAATTCAAGCGCAACAGCCTCGGCACCTTGACGATTCACTACTTCATCGCAACGAAGTCCGCGCTCTATCACACGACGAATGCTGTGTCGGGGCCGTGGACGAAGGACTTGACGCTCTCCGATGTCCCCGTCTTCTGGAACATCGCGAACGTCATGCACATTAGCGATGGGACGACGAGCTGGATTTTCAACGGAATCAACTACACGATTGCGGGACTGCCGATTCCTGTGAATCCACCCAATATCACTGCGACTGCCGGAGCCGGAACGCCCGCTCTCGTCCTCGTCTACCGGCTCTATCGAATCACGTATGATGATGATGGTTTTGGTTCAGGGGAGGCACATCAATCCTCATCGAGTCCCCTGAGCGCCCAATCCGGACCCATCAACGCCTCCGGCAGCGTCAAGGTACGCCAAGAACCAGGTACAATCTCCCGCGCTCTCTCCAGCAATCAAATCGTCGGCATCGGGACTGCTTTCAACCAACGCCACGTAGGCATGAAAATCGGCCCTCTTGATTCTGCTGGCTTTGCTACCATCACCGCAGTCGCCGACGCCACGCACTGCACGATTGACAGCGCGCCTTCGATTACTAACACAAACATTGAATACAATATTCTTCCTTTCCGGGCGACTGGCTGGAACGTCTACGCTTCCTCCAGCGAGACGGATTCTGTCTGCAACTTCCTCGCGACAGTTGACAAGAGCACAACCTCCTACACCGACACCTCGCCGATGATTGGCGCGACGGGTTCTCTCTTCTCCAGCGTCACGACCCCACTCCTAAACGATCCCCCAAATCCTACTCGCGTGGCGGATGTCTACCAGCGGCGCGCATTCAGCCGCGTCGAAGGATTTCCAAATTTCTTCAGCTACAGCGGCTTCGAGGAGATTCTCGCGGAGCAAGCCGGCTCGCCCTATGAATCCGTCCCCGGCGCGGACCCAAACACTGTCTCCCCAGCTCAAGTGAACGAAACCTCCATGCCCGACCAGTCGGCGCACATCACTTGCATCAAGGCTCACGGCGACGCCGTCTACTTTGGCACCGAGATCAACACAATCCCATTCTTCGGCACCTCGCTTGAGACCTTCCAGTTCTCTCAAGTCAACGCCTTCAGCGTCGGGATGGCCGGACGCCGCGCAGCCATCTCAACTCCCTTTGGTCTCATCTTCCTTAGTTACGACAAGAAGCTGTACATGTACCCCTCTCAGACCGCCTACTTCGCGACACAGTACGGCGGCGAACAGACAACCGCCCTCGTCGAACTCTCTCGCCCGAAGCGCAAGGAGTTTGAGCAAATTTCTGGCGCGGACTTCGCGAATGTCCAGACTGTCTTCTACAACTACGGTCGCCGCAACTGGCTCGTTGTAACTTATAAGAGACAAGACGCGACATATGCAACCTGGGTCTTCGATTTCGAGACGAAGGGATGGTTTGAGCTTCAACAGGGGTATACGGCAATCGGCGTCTTCGAAGTCTCCCCCGGTGAGCGCGTTCTTTTTGGTGCCACAGTCTCAGGGACGACTCTGACGCTTCAAGTCATCGATGACCTCACGAATACATTCCCAGTCCCAGCGGATGCAACCTACCCTCTTGGCATCTATCGAGTCTACACCGACTTCCAGAAGCCTGATAGCATCTTCGTCGTCAAGGGCGTCCAGTACGAGAAGTCCGACCCGAGCATGGAGATTGACGTGACCGTTTGGCTCGACCCCGCCGACCCAGATAATCCCGGAACCGGCATTGTAATCCCAATGACTCAGCGAGTCATCGGCGCAAAGTCCGTCCCCGGCCCCGCGACGAAATCGAATCGCTTCAGCGGGACGTTGAAATCCGACACTGGTGGCACTTGCCAGCGTGTTCTCGTTGAATTCGCCGTCGCAGCCGGCCCTGTCAACGGCGTCCTCCGCGGCGTGAAGATTGATGCAGATGAGATTGAGGATCCGGCGCTATGAGTTCCCTTCCTACAATCACGAATCAGGCGCAGATGCTTCAGTACCTTCAAATCTGGCGCCAGCAGCTCAATCCGGTGGTGTCCTCGCCGCCGAAGCTGCGCTCCCCGTTCAACTTTCGTGCCTCCAGCCCCGTTGGGACAGTTGGCATTCAACTCCAATGGGAGCCCGTCCCCGGTGCCGATGGCTACATCATCGAATTCAGCAGTACAGGCGACTTCAGCGGTGCGAACACTCTCGTCGCAATCCACAGCGGTACCCAGACTTCCTACTTTGACAACATCGGCACCGCGAGTGTCAAGCGTTGGTATCGCATCCAGACGACCTCCGGGACGGCATCGCAGCCTCAGAGCGTCGAAGGCAACACCTCCGCGCCAATCAACGCAACGACCGGCAGCGGCTCGACGACATACGACGGCACGAGTGGAACTACAGGCGGCGATGGATGGAACAAGCCGCTCAAGAGTGGGAGAAGTGTGTTCTAGGAGGAAGTATGTTTGATTCACAAGTGAAGACGATGATCGCTGAAGACGAGCCGATTCTGGAGTCGTGGCGGAAGGCGTTCCCGGAGGCCGACCTTGAGATGCCGAATGGATATGCAGGCCCCGGCGTCGCAACAGCAGTCTCGATCGCAAAGGATGGACGGCTGCTTGGCAGCCTGACCGGGACGATGATTCTCGCTGTCTCGCTCGACCCGTATCTCAAGAATCCAGAGGCGGGGCGGCTTGAGTCGCTCGCTTCTCTCTACTCGCTCTGTGACTCAATGGAGTATCAAGCGTCCCTGAACGGTGCCATCGACGCCTACGTCGCAATCCCAAATTTACTGCCTGAGTACCAGAAGCTCATCGTTGAGAAATGCGGCTTCGAAGAGACCGCGCAGACCTGTAGAATCTACCGCCGTCGAATTGCACGCTGAGTGAAGACAGCGGTAACATAGAGAGACTCTAATGTCAACCTTTATTTACACCAATCCAACGTACCAGATGACAGATGACGGACTGATGCTCGTCGAGACAAGATGGTGCGTCTACGAGGGGCCGCTCTGGGAGTGTAAGAAGGGGCGTGAGCAGGCGAAGACGCTGACGAATGATGAGATTGCTCAAGAGAAGGCTCTCGCCGCGAAACAGGCTGCGGAGCAGGCCGCCGCAGATAAGACAATCGGGACTTTTGAGACACAGGGGCAGCCGGGGCAACTCAGTCCTGCCGCTGCTGCTCAACTCGCCGCCGACAACGACAATATCAACCGCACTTACAACGGGATGCGTCAGACCGCATTCGCCACGATGGGAGCGCGCGGATTTGGCAACGCACCTTCCGGCTTCGGCCTCGCGGAGCAGAATGCAATCAACCAGGGGCAGGCACAAGCTGGCACTGGAGCCTTCCGCAACGCGCAGGTGAATACGCAGAATCTTGAGGACAAGGCACTCAATGCTCGAATGGGCCTCTCTGGTCAGGATATGAGTGGTCAGACGGCCGCAGCCGGGACTGGACTCCAGGGCGCGCAGGCAATGAATAAGATGGGATCGACGCTGGGTGACATCGCAGGTGGCGTCGCAGCGATTGCTCCTCTTGCAGCCGCACCCTTCACCGGAGGCGCGAGTCTTGCAGCCTATGGCCTCCCGAAGACTGGCCTCTCAAATCCCTTCGCCAAACTCGGCACCTATGGCCCCAGTAACTATAACTATAACGTCTCCGATGCTGGCATGACGTACAAGGGTTAACATGACACCCGCATCTCCAACACAGAATCCGTCCATCTGGCGGCAGCTACTCGCCGCCGCGCCTGGGATCGCCGCGCAACTCGCTGCGGTCGGTGGGAATTATGGCCCAGCGGAGCTTCAGCAACAGCGCGCGCAGCTTGGATTGCAGCAGCAGGCGTTGGAAGGTAGACAGGCGCTTGAACAATCGCAACTTCAGTCTCAAGACCTCCAGCGCCAATTGGAGCAGAAGAATCTTGAGAATTATCAGACGCCTGAAGCGAAGGCTGAGCAGGCACTTGCTCTCTCACGCGCTGAGAAGCCGACTACATACCCCGCTGACAACGGCCAAATCGGCATCGCCGACACAGACCTAAAGGGCGTCACATCTCCACGGATGGTCACTCTTCCGAATCCAGCCTATGCCGCGCAACAGGACGTTTTCAAGAATTTCGAACAGAACAACGGTGCGCTTCCCGCGACCCTCCCTCCCGCTGCGCCTCCGACAACCCAGCGCGCGGCGATGATGCCGCAATCCATCGGCTTCCACGTCCAAGACCCCGTCACCGGACTCGTCTATGAATACGGCAAAAATGGCGCTCCCATCGGCACCCAACCCGGGCCTCCGAAGCCAAATGTCCCGCTTCTCCCCGGCACCGGAACCGTCAGTGCAATGGATGTCGGCGCGGCTGGGAAGCCACTTCCAAATCCAGCAAGCTATCCACAAGGCACCCGTGATCCTCAATTCCGCACCGACTACCAAAACTGGCTCGCGGAGGCTGCGGCGAAGAAGCAGCAGAATGCTGTCGCGCTGGCTGCGGAGCGCGGTCGAGCGTATGGCGAGAATCGCCCACTGCCGATGCTCGGCCCGGATGGCACAGAAGTCTACGGAACCATCGCTCGCGGCCCCGCAGTCCTACCCGGCGGCCAACCCGCCCTCGCCGGCAACCAATCCGGCGCCGCCTCCGTCGCCCAAAAACGCGGCACCTTTGCCGAACTCGACCAGAACCTCCAGAACTTCCGCGCCGCAATCCCAGCCGTAGACAATCTCTCCACCGTAGACCGCGCGGCCATCGTCGCGAGCCTCACTCCCGGGAAGACAGCCATCGGTCGCGGACTCGAAGGCATCGCGCTCTCTCATCTATCCGCCCCGGCGCGCGCGCTTGTAGACACCGACCGCAACCTTCGCCAAGGAGTCCTCTCGCTTCGCAATGTGCTAACTTCAGGGGGCGTTGGCTCCGACTACCGCATCAACCTCCTCGAAGCCGAGATGCCAAATGAACAAGACTTCGCCGCGGGGAACTCGACGCAGCTTTCAAACAAACTCAGCTCTTTTGAATCCATCTACAATGACATCGTTTCGAGCTATCCGCAGTTGTTCACGGGTCGCGGTAGTACCAATCCAGCCCGCTCTGGCCTGAAGCCTCCTACAAAAGCGAACGCGAACGCAGGCGGCAAGTGGAACCCCAAGACTCTCCGTTTTGAATAGACCAAATGGCTACCTCTCCACAACAACTTGACCCGACTCAGTTGGATTTCATTGACCATCCACAGTTGGGTCACTTGGGCTTCCCCAAGACGATGCCTGCTGACCAGCGGAACCAGATTATCGATGGGATGCTGGCGAAGTCGGGTACTCCCGCGCCTACGAATACAAGCCCCGCCGCCCAACCCGGTGCCTTCCAGACTCACAAGGGCTCCCCCATCTACAACGCCCGCACTGGCAACCTGCCAGAAGACAGCGACCTTCCCGCACCGGGATCGATCAAGGGAATCGCGCGGAAGGCTATCCTTCCACTTGCGATCGGCGACGAACTACGCAAGGGTGCGCGCGGGCTCGAAGCCCAAAGTGACGCCGCTGACTACAACCGCCGCGCCGCGCTCGCTTCGGGGCAGCCCGATCCGGGGATGTCTGCTGGACAGGTAGCGGGTGAATTCGGCGCCGCTGGCCTCCGCACCGCTGCTGGACTGACGACACCCGCAGGCGTTGGATTAACCGCCGCGACCGCCCTCGCACCTGAAGTCGTCCTCCCGGCCGCTGCAGCCTACGGCATCGGCCACGGCGGCGCGAAGACCATCCAAGGTGGCTACGGACTCGCGACCTCTGGAGCGACCCCCGAGAACGTCGGGAATGCACTCCAAGGCGCAGGTGAGATGCTTGGAGGTGCGACTGCCGTCCCCGCATCCCGCGCGCTCCTACGTCCCCCCGTCCCCGAGCAGAACGCCGCCATCCAATCCGTCCTTGACCCCGGCTGGGGGAAGCGTCAAGCCTTCCAAGAAGACCTCGCCACCGCGCGCCCCTATCTCGGCGGCCAAGGCATCAGCTCCGTCGAAGACCTCCAGAACGCCATCCCCGGCGCGAAGGATGAAATCTGGCAGCCGGCGCAGCAGGGATTCAACCGCTTCGGCGACGAACCCGTCCAAGGCCCAGATGGTCCAACGACCTACAATGGTCTTGAGGCTCGCAGGCGTGAGATTTCCGCACAGCTTCAAGGCATCCGCGACAAGGATCCCGCGACCCTTCAGACAATTCTCCAACAGGGGAAGAATCCCGCGAATCTAGCTGACGAACAGGCCCATATCAGCAACCTCCTCGACGACCGCATGAGCCGTGAGGGAATTAACTTCACTGCCATCCGGAATGCCTTCGGCGGAGTCAAAGGGATTGAACGTCAGGTCTCCGGGACGAACACGCTGTCTGAGAAGCCTCAGCGCTATGGATTTGGGAAGGTTGCAAGCAATCTTTCAATCAATCCGTTCAAGCTATTCGGTCTCCCCGGTGGGATTGCAGAGGCCGCATCGGACATCGCCGCTGGGAGACCGCTATGGAGCGGGAAGCCCACGGATGTCGGCATCGCCGAGGGACTCCAGACTGGTGGCGAGAAACCTTCCTTTGTCTCCACGCGCTACCCACAGCCAATCGGTCCTCCTCTCGCACCCCCGACGAACGTTCCACCGCCGAACGCCGTCGGCGCAGTCGAAGCAACCGGACAGCCTCAAGCTCCAAATCAACTCGGCGGACGTGGTCGCGCCGGCCTCCGCGTCAACGTCCTCCCGACTGAGCACCCGGGCGAGGGTAACTACGCTGGCCTCCTCCCCGGGCCACCCGCGCCATTCGTCCCGCCGCCTCCGGGGCCACCAGTGCCGCAAGTCGGCGGTCTACCTCCTGCCGGCTTCCCCGTCGAGACGCCGAATCCGATGTGGACAGGCGAAGCACGTCCGGGCATCGTTCCCACTCGCGGCCCTGCGGCTCAGAATCCGAATCCGGGGCTGACGACTCCTGGACGACCCGGCTCAAACTTTCAAGGGCCAACGCAAATACCTAGCCCGCTTTGGGACATGCTCCCGTCTTTTATCAAAGAAAGTATGTTCCGCGGCATTCCCCCAAATAGCACTGAGGTTACATCCCAACTTGCCCCTCCCCCGACTCCTCCTGTAACATCAAATGCGGGGCCAGCTCCGAATCTCACTCCCCAAGAGACCAGCGCGCTCCGTTTCTTCCTCCAAGAGCATCCTCGCGAACTCCAAGCTCTTGAGACTCAAATCGAACGCGGCACCCCCGCCGAGCAGGCCGCAGCCAAGATCCGGATGCGCGAACTCCTCCAAGGCCGCAGGAAGCAGAATTCCGGACCTCCCGCTGGGACTCCGGAAAGGAGAAATCAGTGATTAAGTTTTGTCACGCTTGCGGAAAAGAAAGTACGTTTAGTCGCCACAGAAATAGAAAGGACGGCTTGCAATCACAATGCAAAAATTGTTTGGGTCGCAAGTCAGCTTCTTGGCAACGAGAGCACCGAGATTTAGTGAATAGTAGACAGAATGCAAAATACGACAAGAATAAGACGTATCTGCGAAAGATGACAAAGACGAAATCAAAAACTTTTCGTGATTGGTATCTCAAAGCCAACCACGGAATCACAGAAGAATTCTTTTTGGAAATGCTGAAAGTACAAGGAAATAAATGTGCAATTTGTGGGGACAGTTCACCAAAAAATACAGGAAAGTCTGCTCCGTTTGTCGTCGATCATGACCACAAGACCAAAAAGGTTCGCGGAATTCTTTGCAACCGATGCAACATGGCAATTGGGTTATTTTTGGACAATCCAGTAAGTATTCGTCGCGCTGCTTTTTATTTAGAAAGTCGCTCTGATTATGATGCGAGAGACCATGCTGCGTAAACTCTTAATTTTAGTGATATTACTTTTGTCGGCGTTGCCAGCCTTTTCTCAAACCGCAAATGTGACTGGACACATGCTTTTTCCTTCCGGTGGCGCGGCCACAAATGCCAATGTCTGCATGACGCTACAGAATTATAAACCAAATCTGCCTCGCGTCACCGGAACAGGCACTATTGTACGTCAGACTGAGTTTTGTATTGCTCCTGCCGCAGACGGCTCATTTAGTTTCAGTCTCGTCCGGAATGATTTATTGTCGCCGACAGGAACATTTTGGCGGATAGATTTTCTTATCGGGGGCATCCAACAGTCCAGTGCAAACTATCTCATCAATCATACCCCCTTCAATCTCGACACCGAGACGCCGCTGAACGTGACCCCGGTCATCGGCCCGAATCAAATCATCACGTCCTGCTTCACATTCCTGCAATCCTCACCCGCGACGACCTGGGCGGTCAACCACAACGAAAACGACCTCAATGTCTTCGTCACGACGACTGACCTCAACGGAAACGTCATCTTCCCAGACCATGTGACAATCACAGATGTCAACAATGTCTCGATCACCTGGGTCGCGGCGCAGTCCGGACGCGCGCTTGTCTGCCACGGTGGCTCCATCAGCATCGCGACGAATCAGCCGAATGCGATTATCAGCAATGCGACGAGTCCGCAGACGGGGATTCAATCGCTCACTTGGAATGGCGCACTCAACATCAATAGTTTCAACACCACAAATAACGTTGGGGACTTTACTGGCTCGACGCATAATTATATGGGTTCTATTTTGAATAACTGTTCGCCAAGCGGCGATGGGCAGCAACAGCCTGCACTTGAAACACTCTATGGGTGCGTAACCATTCCCAGTGGAGCAACAGCATCGCATCAAATTGATGCGGTGTCAGGATTTGTCGATTCCACCTGTAACTCTTCTTCCAGAACGACTTGTAATGGCGTCGGCGGCTATTTTTCGGGTGTAGCGCGTGGTACGTCGGGATCGGCAGTATGGGGCATCAACCCGATTGTGCAAGATGAAATCGGCGGCAGCAATGCGAATCTGACTGCCGGAGAGTTCGATATAGTACCTATTGGGAGTCCTGCATATGTTACTGGCTTAAATGTTGTCTTGGCTGGTAACGGAACGATGCCTAATCTTGGTAGTCAAGCAGCGTTAGGCGTAACTGATGGCTTCGGTGGTTCCACAGCAAAATGGGGGGTTGTGTATAATTTTAACACAGGCGTCGCGGCTACAAACACCACAACGCAATTTCCTGGCGTCGGTGTATGGCAATCGCGTATCTGGAATGGCTCGGCTTCTGTTCCCGATAATTTTCAGTTTTCTATCTCTGGCGGTACTGGTGCCAATCCATTTATGAACTATATCTGGTCGCATCCCACTGGAACATCCGGTTCGACTACAATGGGACCGCAATCCCCATTGAATTTTGGTCTTTTCACGAGTGCTGGCGCAGCAGAGATTTTTGCATTGCAGAATCCGTCCTCGGGTTCTAGCGGGACGCTCACAATACCAAACCCGATTACGGGTAACCTTGTTGTAGACAATGCAACGCAGACGCTTACAAATAAGACTTTAACAAGTCCTACGATTTCTTCGCCCACAATTACAACGCCGATTATCAATGGGACTCCAACAGGAAATGGACTGCAAGGAACAGACACAAAACTATTGACGAGCGGAACAGTAAGCGGCACCGCTGCTCCTCTCTGTACCGACGCAAACGGCGGGGCGACAACGAGCGGATGCGTGGAGACGTTAATCACAAAAGCCGCCGTCAACGCGAGTGTGTGCAGCACGGCTTCTACGGCAGGAGCAACATGCAACACCACTGTCACCTGGCCCTCCAGCTTCGCCGATACCGCCTACTCCGTCTCCTGCACCGGAACCGGGACGATTACTGGCGCTCCCTACATCGCTGGGGCGTCAAAGGCCAATGGCAGCGTGGTCGTCACAATTTCAAACGGCCAAGGCTCACAAGCCGTCGTATCCACTTACGGTGAAATAGACTGCATCGGAGTGCATCCGTGATGAAGAGACTTCTTATATCCCTATTGCTCCCCCTCGCGCTCGCTGCTCAGACGCAGCACGGTCGCATCTCGTCCGACCAGATTCTCAATAAGTCAATCATTGTTGTCTCGGGCGCGACACCCTCGGTTGCGAACGGGAACGTCTTCAAGACGAATAACGGCAGTCCGACGACGGTGACGAACTTTCTCAACGGCACCGATACACAACAGATTGCAATCCTCTGCGGGGATTCGAACACGACGATTCAGAACAATGCGAACATCTCGATCGCTGGAGGCGCAGACTTCACCTGCGTCGCGAACACCGGCATCGCCTTCGTCTTCGATGCAAGTCAGTCAAAGTGGATTGAGAATGGCGGGACTGGAACTGGTGGCGGAGGCGGGGGCTCTCCGGGGACGCCTACAGATTCCGTCCAGTGCAACAATGGCGCTGGTGGATTCCGGAATTGCAACGCGACTGAGGGCTCTGGAACCTTCACTGTCAATGAGAATCACGGCGTAACTGGGAATCAGACTGTCAGTGGGAATTCAAGCGTCACTGGCACACAGACCATCGGGAGTACGTCTACCATCAACGGCGACACGATTCGTAAGGGGCCGAATCCTTGGGTGGATATTCGAGCCTATGGCGCAAGGTCGGCGTGCGCGGCGAGTGTGGCTCCCTGTGCTCCCGGCGTGACCGCGACGATTAGTTCGTCATCGACTTCTGCGATGTTGTCGTCTGCGAGCAGTTTTATCAACAATGACCCCGTCGCTGTCTTCGGAGCTGGTCCTGCGACATCAATCTCCACTCCCGGAGCACCCACTGTCACAGGCAGCATCGCTGCGGCAGGAACGAGGACTGGATTTGTAGTCAACGCACCTGTTGGCGCAACGACATACAACTATCAAGTCCTCGCCCGAGACGCCGCTGGTGGCTTCACCCCCGCTGGCTCCATCGGCAGCACCACAACTGGCCCCGCGTCCCTCGGCGCGCAGTCTGTCTCTATCTCAGGATTCACACGAGCAACGAACATCGTCACCGCGACGACTTCGAGTCCACACGGACTCTCTGTTGGAGCGATGGTCTATATCACCTCAACGGTCACGAGCGACAATCTCTACTTTGGTGGCTGGTTCGTCGTGGCAAGTGTCCCTGATACAACTCACTTCACCTATGCGACCGGAAACGATATTGCCGACGGTGCCCTTGCGAACAGCGCAGGCGGCGGGACTGCTCACTGGTTCAATTGCAACCACTTGACGTGGACTCCAGTTACAGGAGCCTTCGCTTACTACATCTACGGCCGCACGGGCGGCTCGCTTACACTCCTCGGTGTAACGACTCCTCAGACAACCATAGCCGACGCCTCCTGGGACGACTTCGGCGCGACTATGATGGGCGGATTCGTTGCTCCCTATTTCATCCCAACAACGCCTCCGGTGAGTGGACAAGCTGACCCTCTTGTGACAACCATCGTCTCTGGCGCAGGCACGACGACTCTAGCTCTCGCTAACGCAGCCTCGACATCAGTGACAAACGCGACGATTCTCTTCGACAACACGCCGGCCATTCAAGCGGCCGCGAGTCATACGACTGGTGGAAGTTTGCTTTACATCCCGGGTTCAACAAATGGATTCGTCGTAAACAGCTATCTGACGATTCCTGCAAGCGTAGCGATGGATTTTGCGGGCGGCACGCTTGTCTTGAATGACACGATGCAGATTGGTTCGGCGGATAAATTGTTCGGGATGTTGGGGGCGCAGGCACAGTCCTTGCAGCAGTTCGGCTGGCCCGTCGG